ACCAACGAGGGTGGGTGGTTTGACTGTGATAAAATACGCTTTCGACAGGGTAGTCCTGAGAAGATAGGTGGGTGGACACGTATATCTGATAACACGTTTGACGGAAAGGCTCGTTCTATACGTGCATGGACAACGCTTGGTAGTATACCTTTGGTAGGTGTTGGCACACACAAGAAATTTTACATAGAGGAGGGGGGCAGATATTACGACATTACCCCCGTGCGTAAAACCACAACAGCTAGTGCTAGCACAATCAACCTTGCCAGAACTGACGGGTCAACAACTATAACAGTAACCGATACTGGACACGGAGCAGAAATAGGAGATTTTGTAACTTTTGCAGGATTTACTACGTTAGGAGGTGGAATAACAGCAGATGTGCTTAATACGGAGCATGAAATAACTGGAGTTACATCAGCAAATGTATACACGTTCACAGCTTCAGCTACTTCTACAGGCGCAGCTAACACCGATTACACTGGTTCAGGTCAAACAGCACAATATCAAGAAAACATAGGAAAAGAAGGGCAAGCTGCATTAACAGGTTGGGGTGCAGGGGCTTGGAACGAAGCGGGTACAACATGGAACAACAGTGGTACGACTACATTTGGTATTCGTTTATGGCATCAACAGAACTTTGGTGAGGATTTAGTTTTAGGGTTTGATGGTGGCAAGTTATATACATGGGATGTTACCAATGGCAAAACTACACGCGGTGTACTTGTATCCAGCTTGGCAGGTGCATCAGGAGTTCCTACCACACATAACAACATAGTCGTATCTGATGTGAGTCGTTTTGTTTTTTGTTTAGGTGTTAACGCATTTGGAAGCTCCGATCTAGATCCTTTGTTGATTAGATGGTCTGACCAAGAAAGTTTAGTGGACTGGACACCTTCGGCTACAAATCAGGCAGGTAGCTTACGTCTATCGCAAGGCTCAAAGATTATTACAGGCGCAAACTCACGCCAAGCGGTGTTAATTTGGACAGACGCTGCGTTATACAGCTTGCAGTATGTCGGTGCGCCCATAGTATGGGGGGCTAACCTTGTTGGTGAGAACATATCTATAGCCTCTAAAAACGCTGTGGCGTATGCAAATGGTATAGCCTACTGGATGGGTACAGATAAGTTCTACAAATACGATGGTAGAACAGAAACACTAAAGTGTGATCTACGTCGTTACGTGTTTAATGATTTTAATGAAAACCAATACGAGCAAGTGTTTGCAGGTACAAACGAGTCGTTCAACGAGATATGGTGGTTCTATTGTGCAACAGGGTCAGATGTGCCAAATAGGTATGTAATATACAATTATTCTGAAGACGTGTGGTATTTTGGCAACTTAACACGTACAGCGTGGGTAGATTCAGGGGCAAGAGATAATCCACTTGCAGCGACTACGTCAGGTAAATTAGTAGAGCATGAGCAGGGGCTAGATGATAACGAGACAGGCACACCTGCAGCGATAACTGCGTTTATAACGTCTGCGGACTTCGATCTTGACGATGGGCATAGGTTGTTTTTAGTAAACAGAATCATGCCTGATGTGACTTTTGACGGTTCTACCATAGATAATCCGTCTGTCACGCTGACATTAGACCCACTAACGAACTCTGGGTCGGGTATCAAGTCTACCTCGTCGGAAGGTGGAAACAGTAGTGGTACAGTAACACGTTCTGCTACAACTCCCGTAGAAGCGTTTACCAGTCAACTTGACGTGCGTGTTAGAGGACGACAGCTTAATTTAAAGATACAATCCAACGCTACAGGAGTGCAATGGCAACTTGGCTCTCCTAGATTGGATATGCGACCTGACGGGAGGCGTTGATGAGTATAGATTTAACAGATTATGACGTGCTTTTTCGCGCTCCTGCGTTACCACTACCAAGGGCAGAGTACAGTCGAGAAGAAGCTATGAAGCTAAATGATGCGCTACGTCTGTATTTTAACCAAATAGACGAGCAGTTTAGGAAGAATACGTTGAAAGAACAATCAGATGCACAGGCGTGGTTTATTAGCTAATGGCAAATAACTATAAAAACTCTAAAGTAGACCTCACAAGCACCAGTATAACCACGTTGTATACATGCCCTGCAAGCACCACAGCTATCATGAAATCTATCTTGGTATCCGATGACTCAGGCAGTGGAGATACAATAACATTGACTATAACAAGTGGATCAGACGTATTTAGTATATATAAAGTAAAAGCTGTAGGTGCAAATGGTACAGTAGAGCTTCTGACAGCCCCTCTTGTTGTGCAAGCATCAGAGATATTGAAGGTAACAGCAGCAACAGCAAACAGACTACACGTGGTAGCAAGTTATCTGGAGATTACATAATGAAGCTGGTGGATAGCAAAGAACAAAAACTAAGCTATAATCAAGTTTTACTTGGTGCTATAGAAAACATGAAGAGTTCAGGGCAAATACCAGAGAATGTTAGCAGAAAAGATGCAGCGGCAAAAATAGTTCAGGAGATAGGAAGCAAAAACGTGCAGACTGTGCAAATAGGTAACAGCATATTTGTGGGTGTTTACAACAAAGAAAAAGATAATATGTATGTTAGAATCTACAATATGGATGTAGGGCGTAATGTTATTGAAAATATGTACCAATACGGAGCATACGTGCAGAAAAAGGGTATTACGCACATGAGCGCACAAATTCAAAGCGATAGATTACTACCTGCTTTGCGTGTGTTACAAAAAAGACTAGAAAAATTAGATACGAACCTAGAGTTTGTAGAGTTAGAAAACAGAGACGGGTATGGTATGTTTTTAAAGTTTGGTAAAGAACCGTTGATGGAGGCTGCATAGTGGTAAATGCTGTCCAAGAGGTTGCAGATGCTGTAGGAGATGTAATTAGACCTGTTGCGGACGTAGTTGGTGATGTTGTGAGACCAGTTGCTGATGCTACGGCTGATGTGTTACGTCCTGTGGGAGAAGCTATACTAGATAACCCTGACCTAAAGACAGCTGTAAATGTAGCTGCCGTGGCAACAGGTAACTCATGGGCTGTACCCATAATAAATGGTGCGGACGCTGTAGATAAAGGAGCTGATCCTGGGCAAGTGCTAACAAGTATTGTGGTGTCCACTGTGGCTGCACCTGTGTTAGATGTAGCAGGTAGTGCTGTGGCGGAGACATTAACAGATACCGTAGGTTCAACTATGGCTAATTTTGTTACCGATACAGCTGTAAATGTTGCGACAAATGGGGGTGACTTTGAAACAGCTATCATAGGAGCGGGGTTAAAAAGCACCGACATAATTAACAAGACCACAAACTCAATAGTTGATCCACTGAATATTGATACATCAACTGATCTAGGTAAAAAGTTAAATACGACACTAAAAACAGGTGTAGCTACACAACTTCAAGGGGGAGACGGTGTTACTGCAGCTTCTGTAACGCTTGCTAACAACGTTGTAATAAACCCAATACTAGAGCGTGGTGGTGAGTTATCTGAAGAAGCCTTGAAAGATGTATCTAACGTGTTGTCTGAAACCTTTGTAGCAAGTGCAAAAGGGGAAGATCCAGTAAACGCACTTAACAATAGTTTAAACAACGTAGCTACTGAAGATATACGAACACTGATAGGAGAGAGTGCAAAGAATTATATAGACCCTGTAGAAGAATTACCTATGGATACAGGAGAGTTTCTAACTGAAGCGGTATTACCTGACAAAGAAACATTAGATCAATTTAGAGACCAGCCTGACCCGTTACTAGCAGCGCAAGAAGAATTTGAGAAGATAGATGCACCTCCTGGAGCTTTAAGCACCCCTCTAAAACCTACATACACTCCCCCTGGGGTCCCTAGGGAAGAAACACCCGTAGGTGATGTGCCAGCAATAGCACCTGAAGCACCGATAGACATACCCTCTGCACCAAAAGATCCTTTTCCTAAAATAGTCGAAAGAGACCTCCCAGATATAAAACCTGTAGAAGAAGAGTTAGGGGGAGTTATAGACCCTGCTGTGTTTAACCAAGAACCAGACGTAGATGAATTAGTAAAAAGCGACCCTTTTTATGGTTATTATCTAGAGGGCAAGGAGCTAGCTGAATCTGACCAAACAAAAGAAATAGCTAAAAACATAGATAAATTTTCAGCTAAGAATATAAAGGCTGAAGTGAAGCAGTACAAAGAGGATTTCAACAGAGGTGTAGATACGACTGTTGATAATTATTTAACAGGAATAGAGGCTTTAGCTAGAAGTGGTGTAAAATTGCCTGGGTTTGATAGCCCAGAAGAAATGTTGGAGTTTGCTTTAGAACAAAAAGATAAAGTTAAGTTTGAAGGTCCGTCAGCAACGTTGCAATTTATAAATGAACAAGGGGAGGGTTATAACTGGAGTAAATTAGACAATGCTATAATAGAACAAGGCGCAAATATAGGAGCGAGTGTTCTTGCCGCTTTAGGTATAACTGCTGCTACGGGTAATCCAGTTGCGGGTTTGGCAGGTCCTTTTGCTGTTGAAATGTTACAAGTTATCGGTCCTATAGCTATGGCTCAAGCAAAGAAAAATGGCAGAGACGTTCCTAATAAACAAGATTGGATTTTTGCTACAGGTGGGTCTATAACAAGTGGCGCATTAAATATGCTACCGTTTACCAAATTAAAGATACCTTACACTAAAGTGCCTGTAGGTCCAACCGCAGGAGAGTTTATTACTGAAGGAACGCAAGAGGCTGTGCAAGATTACGCTAGCACTGCTAATAAGTATTTTGACAGTGAAACGTTTAAAAAATTACCTGAAAACATGAAACGGTATTTAGGTGCAGGATTTATAGCAGCTGGATCTACAAAATCAATAGAGACAAGCGCAGATGCTGTGAGTGTGATAAAAGATGCAGGAACCAATGTATATAATACTTTTGCAGGAAAGAGTGAGCCGTTAGCTCCCATATCCGCTCCCGTTTCGAACGCAGATAAAGACGCGATGATACGAGCTATGTATTCTGAAGCAGGTAATCAAGGAGCAGACGGCATGGCTGCGGTAGCACACGTTATATTAAACAGGACTGCAGACAAAAGATACCCTACTCGTCCTGAACTTGTCGTGAAACAACCCTTCCAATTTTCAGCTTTCAACCCAAAAGGTAAAGGTGGAAATGATTTAGTAAATATAGACACAAATAGCGCAGAATATAAAGCAACTGAAAAAATACTAAACGATGTATTGTCGGGTAAAATAAAAGATAATACCGAAGGAGCCACACATTATTGGAATCCAAGCATTGTTAACCCAAATTGGGGAGATAATAAACTATCTGAACACTCAACAGGTGGTAAAAAAATAGGAGATCACTTATTCGCAGGTAAAATAGATCCTCAATCTAAAACTACAGTAGACCCAAAAGTAGATCCAAAAGTAGATCCAAAAGTAGATCCAAAAGTAGATCCAAAAGTAGATCCAAAAGTAGATCCAAAAGTAGACCCAAAGGTAGATCCAAAGGTAGACCCTAAAATATCTTTTGATTTTCCAAATGAACAGGTTGAAGAGGAGGAAGAAGAACAAGTTTTAACGCCCCGACCTGAACAACCTGACCCAGCATCTGCTATTTTAGGTGCTTTAGGGTCTAGGGCAGTTAGAGTAGACCCCCCAGAAACAGGAGATATAGAATATTTTTATGATTTTGAAGATATTTTTGCTAACCCCGAACAAAGAAGAATGTTGCGTACTCCGTATGAAGATAGTATAAATGAAGACATTGATGGAATAATAGACGAGCTTGCAGAACCTAATCCATTTGATAATAGAGGCGGAGACAGCACTGATAACTTACTTAAACTACTTAGGAACATTGGATAATGGCTGAGAAAAAAAGTTGGTGGGATACTCTTTTTAACACAGATTATGATGTTCCAACGAGTTATGGAGAAACATCTCCTAGAACTGTTACTAGCACAAGCACCCCTAATCTTGAAACGTTATATAAGAGAGGGTACACTCCAGAGTCAACACCTACCACACAGTTCAACGTACCTGATTTTGTTAGACAATCTTACGATTTTGTAAAAACAGCAACAGGTCAAAATACTCCAAAATCTACCCCTTCTACTTCAGACTACATAAATCTTGCTGCTATGGGGATAGGGGGGTTAGGCTCTTTGTTTGCACCTGGACTTTTTATGGGAGAACCACCTGTTTCTGGTTATCAAGGCAGTATACCTAACTACAGAGCCACAAGATCACGTGTAGCAAACACATTTGATCCAAATAGACGACCTGGGAGTGGGGGACAAAGGTATTTTTCAGATGTGCAATTTACACC